AGTAGTATTTAATGTTGTTCCGTCACCAAAACCAGTGTAAATTTCGTTGAAGTTATCGTTAATTTTGATAGCACCTACTCTTAACTCATCACCTGATGCGTCGTTTGCTGTTGTTCCAACATTTACTAATTGTTTTGTCATTTGTGTCTATTCCTTAGATGTTTCGATATACTATATTTATAACCAATTACTATTATTTATACAGTTTATTAATTGATTTTTCTCATAGGTTTTGTGTAAGACTCAAGGTTGCCTTTTAATTAAAAATGTGTTATAAATAGATACAATATGAACGTGACCCCTTTATTTGCTATTGCTATATTATTACCTAGTCTCACAAGTAATCGATATATACAATATCTTTTACCAATGACTTTTCTGTTAATAAAAGATATTTTCATCGGATTTCATTCTTTAATGATACCTGTTTATGGGTGTATGTGCTTATTCGTTCTTGCGAGTAAATTTATTAAAAATGAAATCTATGCTACTTTTGTGGGTGTAATAACATGGCATGTTCTTATTAACTATGCTGTCTGGTATAAATCAGGTGGAGATTTATTAACAACGTATATTATGGCTATACCATTTGATTTTAATTTACTGGTTTCAACTTTAATATGTGTAATAATTGGAAAACTATGTATAAAATATTATTATCAATACTTCTTTTCTCTACCGTTGCGTTAGCACATGAGGAAAAACCATCATACTATGACAATGATGGCAACTTGGTCGTTACTCTCCATATTCATGGATTAAGAACTGCCAGCGACCAACAACATAAAACATATTCGTATGATGTTGTCAATCCTGAAAATTTAAATGAAAGTACCTCACTTAACATTGTAACTTCAGGTCCTAAAAATCAACTGTCTTCTACATTTACCAGAGGAACAGATTCAGATCATACATTAATAACATTAAATGGTATCGGAATAAAAGATAGATCAACTACCGGTGGTACAGATGATATCGGACAACACGGAACATTAGGCACTTGTGCTATAGAAATCATAAAAGGTCCTATGGGAACAGTTTATGGCGCTGAAGCTATTGGTGGTGTTATCAATATGAAAACCTGTGCTAGTGATGAAAATTCAATTTCATTAGATTATGGTTCTCATAACACATGGAACAAAACAATAAAATTAGGAACATTCCTTGAAGAACACAAAACTATATTAGACTTTAGAATTGAAGACGAGACTAGTGATGGTATATCTGTCTATCCTCAAGGTGCGGAAAAAGACCCTTATAATAATAGAAGTTACTTTCTTAACACGGAAACTACTTTAGATAATGGTTATACTTTAGGCACCATTTTTATAGACAAACAAAATGATTCTAGTTTAGATAATTCTGGTTCTGATAACTTAGCTTACACTAGTGAGTGGAATTTTAAAAACCAGCAAATTAATTACTTTGATAAAGATACTCACTTTACATTTAATAATAGTGATCATAAAAGATCATATCTTAAATCTGGCGACACTGACTTATATGAAAGTAATGTAAAAACTTTTCATGTTGATAATACAAAATCTGTTAATGATAATTTATCATTTACTTCGGGTTTTGACTATGAAATAACAGACGTTAATTTCAACACTAACATTGGTTCTTATGTTCCAAGTGTTAATAAAGAAAGTCACTTACATGGATACAGTGGAACAATTGACTATTTAATTAATGATACTTTTTTAACTTATGGTATTAGATATGATGATCAATCAAGATTTGGTAGTTTTACTAATCATAGATATGGTTTTGAACATAACGGAATAAGAGGTTCTATATCTACAGGTCATAAAGCGCCTACATTATATGAAATGTATGGTACAAGTGGTTATGGATTTTCAGGTAATGAGAATGTAAAACCTGAAGAAAGTACATCTTACGAAATAGGATATAAAAAACATTTTGAAGAAACTAATCTTAAATCAATTGACTTAGCTATTTTTCAAATTGATATAGAAAATCTTTTAAACTACCAAGACAGTACGATAAAAAATATTAGTGGTACATCTACTCGTCATGGTGCTGAAATGGGATTGACTTATGATATAAACAATTTTATCATAAAGAATAATACAAGTTGGATAATTTCTGAAGGAAGTAACGGAACATCTTTAACTAGAAAACCAAAATGGATTAATAATACAAGTATCTATACAGAGTACAAAGGTTATAATTTAACATCTAATATAAACTATTATGGAGAACATTTAGATATAGATAGTGTGACTTATGCTACTATTCCTAAATCGGAGGTTACAACAGTAGATTTTGGTGTTTCAAAATATATTGGAGATTATTTAATATACTCTAAACTTAATAATGCTTTTGATGAAAACTATGAAAGACCAGATGGTTATAACCAAGATGGTAGAAACTTTAACTTTGGAATAAAAAAGAACTTTTAACTTTGAACGTGTAAAGTTTTCTTTGCTTTAGGGTGTTCAAATCCTATAGACTTTCTGTTTTCATTAAGTTTGTCGGATTTGTATCTCTCTATCTTATCAATACAATGTTGTTGAAAATTATAACCTAACTCATTGCCTAACTCATATAATTTTATAAATCTTTGAAATCTTATATCAAAATCAGAATTTTCATTTTTCCATTTAAATCCAAATTCACCACCAAACAAATCTCTATGATCAAAGTCTAAAGGTGTATTTTCAAAAGTCATCATCACATGATGAGATATACTTATTAAATGTGAATATTGTACATGATCTCTCAATAACTGTAGTGTGTCTTCAAACATTTCTTTTGTTTCTGTAAGATAACCCACAATAAGTAAAAACTTCATTCCAATTTTTCTTTTTCCTAAATTTGAAACAAAATATTTTATATCTTCGTTAGTAAACTTTTTTTTCATATGATTTCTAACATCTTCATTACCAGACTCTATACCCATTTCTAAACCAGTACAACCAGAGTTTGCTAAGTTATCAAAATCTTGTTGTGAGAAAGTCTTTTCAGCTCTAACAATAAATTGTCCAGACCATTTTATCTTTTTAGGTCTAGTGGCCAATTCAAAACACAAATCTCTAAAATTTTTCATTGAACCATTTACCAATGAATCGGAAAATGATATTTTTTCACATTTAGTATGTTCAGCAACACTATGCATTTCATCAGCAATTTTCTTACCTGACTTCCATCTAAATTTTGGCCAGATACTTGCAACATCACAAAAGGAACAATTTCTAACACAACCTCTGGAACCAGATATTATAAATCTACCGTATTTGTGTTCTTTTATTACGTCTGAATAATCTGGTGGTGGTAAGTCTTCTATGTTTTCTATTTGTTTTGGTGGTCTTCCGTTAATGCCAGGATAATCAAAGTTGCCATTTAAAAATTCTACAATTGCATACTCTCCCTCTCCTACTATAAAGTTTTTAGAAGGCCATTTTAAATCAACACCGGATCCACCATAAAATGAGTTATCATACTTTTCTCCTAATTTTAGACCATCTTCTTTTTGCATAAAAGAAAATACAGATATACCCAACCATTTAAACTTATACTTTGCAATTTCTTTATGTATATTTTCTAAAGTATCTAATTGATTACCATCTATAACTTTAATTTTAAATCCTAGTGGTTCTAAATAACCTTTTAGAAAAGATGGACCAGGTGCCGGTTTATTTTTGTCCATACCTGGTAAAGAAGTTATAACACAATCATATAATGTATTATCCATTAGTAAGGTAATCCTCCAACAATGTGTATGCGATTTTCTTTTGAACAATTTAATGCTGTATGTTTTTTTGTAGTGTTCATTACGTATGCCTCTCCTGTGGCTGGTATGTGTATTCTATCACTGTCTAATAATAAGAAACAATGTTCATTTGTTACTATTGGTATGTGTAATCTTTGTGTTAAGTCATTATGCCAAAGATAACATGATTTAGGTTTCATTCTCATTAATCTTGTTCTAGTGAGTTTGTGTTCTTCCATTATACTATTGATGTAAGGTATATCAAATAAAGGAACAGTGTATGTGTGTTCGTTACTATCTATATCGTAACCTTTATCAGTTCCTTCTTCAGGATTCATATCTTTAGAATAACCTTGTAAATATAATTGTTTATTATAATCTGGTAGAGTTTCTAACTCCTTTTTAATTTTTTCTAAATCGTATTGAAATTTAATCATTACCCTTTATTTATATGGTCTATAAATAGTCGTATAACATTGACTTTTTGTTTAAAATATGATATAATATAGTATGTTAATTAATATAGTATGCACAAGTAAACCTGGCGATGGTCTTCTTCATTATAGTTATGAACATTGTTCTTATCTCAACTCTATTGGTCTTAAAAGTCGATTAGTTATTATTACACATAAAGGTTTTAATAAAGAAGATTACATTAATTCTATTAAAGAGTGTTATATAAAATATGAAAATGTGATATTTGATGAATATACACCTATGTTAAATGATATAACATTAATAATGGGTAGAAGCATGTTAACTTTAGCATATTTAAATAAAGATCATTATAGTACAGATCAATTATTATCCCTAAGATTACTTTTTAAAAATAATCTCATTTCAGTTTATTCAGAAAATCATACTAAAGAATATCCAATAGCATTAAAATACTTTAATCCCAAAAAAGTTTTTGACCTATGTGATTATGATGTATATCCAAACGGTGTAGGCAAACATTTTGAAAAAATGATTAATTTTGAAATATACAAACCTATAAAACAAGATATACAGTTTGATTATTTGTTTTTAGGTACAAATAAAATCTATTATAAAGAAATAGAAAAAGTCATAAAAAATTACAAATCTCACGGTATAATAACTTATGATGAAAACTATATTAATAAAAATTATAATAATATATTTGTTCCCGTAAAAAATCTTCTAGGAATATTTAATACATATGTCTATACAAAATCTTATTTCGATCCTGCTCCTAGAATAATACAAGAGTGCAAATGGTTAGGAAAGAAAGTAATTTATTTAAGAGATAAAAATATTCAAGATGGAGGACCTGTATATTTTAATAGACCTGTGCCTACGGAACAGATGTATAAGGACAATATAAATATATTAATAAAGGAATTAAAATTATGAAAATATTAGTTACAGGTGGATTAGGATTTATTGGATCTAAACTAGTTGAAATATTAAGTTTAAACAATTCAATAACAATTTTAGACAACAAAGATACTTATGGTTTATTAAGCAAAGAAGAAGAAAATACTCTATATAAACAAAGAACAAAAAATTGGATACACAAAAATACACAAATAGTTGACGGAGATATTTTAGATCAAAATGCATGTTTAAAAGTATTTGAATATAAACCTGATATTGTCATACATTTAGCTGCATATCCAAGAGCCGCCATAGTTGATGATAATCCTATTCTAGGTGTACCTAAACTTATAAGTGGTACAACAAACATACTTTATAATTGTGGTTTGTTTAATGTAAAAAAAATGATCTATACAAGCAGTAGTATGGTTTATGGCAATTTTACTGATGGTATAAAAGAAGACGCAAATACAAAACCAACAAACATTTACGGTGAAGCAAAACTAACAGGTGAAAGATTAACTAAACTGTTTGCTAAGAAAAACAATATGTCATATATCATTATACGTCCAAGTGCTGTTTATGGATTAAATGATTTACCCGATAGAGTTGTTCCTAAATTTTTTAAAAAAGCAATTAATAATGAAACCATTACACTACACAATGGAAACAATAAAGCAGATTTTACTTTTAGAGATGATGCTGTTGATGGTATTATCAAAGCTACATTTTCAGATATAAAAAATGAAAGTTTTAATTTAACTGCTGGTCAAGCATTTTCTCTCAAAACATTGTCCGAAAAAGTAAAAGACATAACTGGAAGTAAATCTAAAGTTGAAGATATAGGCAGTCACAATTTATATCCAACAAGAGGAACACTAGATATATCAAAAGCAAAAAATATGTTAAATTACAATCCAAAAATAAATTTTGAAAGCGGATTAAAACTTTATTATGAATCAATACAAAATACCATTTAATAATCTATATTCTCAGTATGAAGAATTACAGAATGAAATAGACGAATCTATTAAAACAATAATAAAAAATTCAGACTTTTTAACAGGTAAAACAACTGAGGAATTTGAAAAAGCTATTTGTGAATACACAGGTGCTGAAGATTGTGCATCTATGAGTTCAGGTTCAGACTCACTTATTGCCGCTTTAACGGCTTTGAATATAGGTCCTAATGATCAGGTGTTAACTGTTGGCCACACTTTTTTATCTACTACAGAGTCTATATTAAACGTAGGCGCTGAACCTATATTTGTTGATATTGATGAATTTTATCTTTTAGATATATCTCAATTTAAAAAAACTGATAGACTTAAAGCTATTTTATTTGTGGATCTTTATGGTCAAACACCAGACATAGATAAGATTAAGTCATTTGCTAAAGAGTTTAATTTAAAAGTAATTGAAGACGCAGCTCAAAGTTTTGGTTCAGATTATAAAGGTAAAAAGGTTGGTAGTTTAGTTGACTTAACTTGTTTTAGTTTTAACCCATTAAAGAATTTAGGTGCCATGGGAGACGCAGGTGCAGTAACAGGTAAGAAAGAGTACATAGACAAAGTAAAACAAATAAGAAATCACGGCAGAGGAAAATCAAATAAGATAATTGAAGGATATAACTCCAGAATTGATAATATTCAAGCTGTTATATTAAAACAAAAATTAAAAAAAATAGATAATTGGATAGATAAAAAAAGGATAGTTTGTCAAAGATACACAAAAGAATTAAATTCAGTAGTAAACTGTCCTAAAGAAACTTCTTGGAGTAAGCATACATATTATGTTTATGTTATTGAAGTTCCCAACGGAACAAGAGATAGACTAAAAAACTATTTACAAGAACGAAGTATAGAAACAAAAATACATTATATTAATAGTACCCACAAATTAAGTTATATAAAAAACAAAGTAAAACTACCAAAAACAGAATATATGAGTAAAAATATTTTAAGTTTACCTTGTTACCATGATATGACTAAATTATATCAGCAAATAGTAATAGATAGTATTAAGGAGTTTTATAATAATGAAAAAAATACTATTAGTTAGTGGTTGTAGTTATACTGATAAAAATTTTGAATCCGTATTCCATCCGGACTTAGATACAAGTTGGACCAAATGGCCTGAATTATTAGCAGAAAAATTAAATATGAATTGTGTTAATTTGGGATATTGTGGTTCAGGTAATGATTATGTGCATTCTTCTTTATTAGATTATATTGTTAAAAATAATAACAATTTAGGTTTAGTTATACCTGCATGGACAAGAGTTGTAAGACGTAGTTATACAAAACTTAATGTTAGATTTAATTTACGTTGGGACACTCACGGTGATATGAATTATTTTATAAAAAGATCATTAAGATATTATTATACATTTCAACAAGTTTGTAAAACTTTGAATATACCTTTTAAACAAATGCATATGCTAGAACCTTATAAGTCTGCTATAATAGAAGAACAAAGTAAAAATACAGGCAAATACACTACTAGAAAAGAAGCAATCAAAATGTTTATGTTAAACTCTTATTTTGATAAAATAGATGAAAAAAATTTCATTGGTTGGCCTGTAGAACCAATGTTAGGTGGTTTTTCTATGTGGGATAAACTAGATCAAAATACTCATTTTATATCTAAAGAAGACAGGCATCCAAACGCTGAAGGGCAGAAAGTAATTGCTGAAACAATTTATGAAAATTTATAGTGTTGCATTAAACTTGCACGATCATAATACATATAACGGTATCTTTCACAATCAAAGAGAAAGATATACCAGATTTAAACATAATGTACCATTACATATGGATACGTATGCACATCATAGTGATGAACAAAAAATGAATATTGATGATTATAAATTAAGTTTAAAATTTTATAGTGAATACTTTAAAAAAAATAAAGATTACACACTAGCGTTTTCTTTTACTCAAGGTGGATTAAGAAGTATTAATAATCCATTTGACGAAGAAATATTAAATTTTAAACCTAAAAAATTGTGGGATTATTATTATAAAGACAATCTCTACTACATAGACCATCATCAAGCACATTCTACTTACGCTTATCTAAACTCCAATTTTAAACAATCTGATATCTTTGCAATTGATGGAATGGGATATAATTTCAAAAGTATATTTATAGATAAAGATAAAAACATAATAGATTTATCGCAAGATTTGCCTTTAGGAAGATTGTGGAATGATATGTCTAAACTGACAGGTTTTGGATCATTGGGTGCAAGTAAACTAATGGGACTTGTGGGATATGGTAATTATAATGATTACTACTACAATATTTTTGATCTACTATTACAAAATGAAACGAAAAGTAAACTAATTAATTTAGAAAAATTTAGTAGAGAAGATTTAGCATTTACTCTACAGAAATTTACAATAGATAAGATAAAAGAATTTGTTTATCCTCTAAAGTCTTGTGATAATCTATGTATCGCAGGTGGTGTGGCATACAATGGTTATATGAA